TAGACGGGCACGGGACGGCTGATCCCCTGCGGGCCGTCGCTCGTCACATTGATGCCGCCCTTCATGTCGGGCGCAGTGCCGGCGCCGGGCGCCGCGTACGAAGCGATCGTCGACAGCGCGAGGAACATCTGCTCGCTGCCGCCCGAGGTGTCGAACTCGTAGCGCACCGACGAACTCGCCGCGCTCTCGAAGCGCCCGGGCTGATAGGTCACCGTCACCACGAATGTCGAGGCGTCCAGCGCCTCGCACGACCGCGTCGAGCGCGGCATGCCGTTGTAGGAGGTCGGCGCCGCCGTCGCGACCGCCGTCAGCGCGTCGTTCTCGTCGGCCGCATCCTTGACGGTGTAGCGGAGGTTCGCGCTCGGGCTTGCGCCCGCCGCGATCTCCGTCCCCTCGATGTTCCACAGCACGGTCGCAGGCATCGTCTTCTCCCCCTATGCGTCACGACCAAACGAGCGTCGCGCGGTTCTTCTTCCCCTGTTCGAGCAGCTTCGCGAGGTACTCCGCGCTGCGCTTCGTGTGCTCCTCGATCTGCGAGGACGAATCTCCGAACATCCCGCCGAGCGCCGCCGCGTTGAAGCCGCCCATCGCGCTCATGCGCGTCTGGATCTCCGCGGTCGCGGGCGCGAGGTCGGGCAGCGTCGGGGACGCGATCGACGGCGCGGCGATGTCGGGCATCGACGGCATGGACGGCTCGAGCATCGGCGAGACGCTCTTGCCCGATCCGCGGGAGGTGCGCGCGCGACGGGCCTCCTCGATCAGCTTGTCGAGGTTCTCGCGCATCGGCGCGACGGTGTCCTCGCCGAGGTCGCGGCTCGCCTGCTGCAAGGCGTCCAGGGCCTTCCCCAGACCGGCCTCGAACTTGTCGCCCAGATTCAGGGTCGCCTTGTCCAGCAGCCCGAGAAGCGGGATCATCGCCGACGCCATGAAGCGGATGTTCGTGACCCAAGACTGCGCGATCCACGACAGGAACTTGATGAACGCGGTGCGGAGCGCGGCAATGCCCTCCGCGAACGCGATCTCCAGCGCCTGCATGGCGATGCGGCCCGCGAGCTGGTAGTCGCCCGCGCTGATCGCGTCGGTCACGCCCGTCCATGCGTCGCGCACGCCCTCGGCGCTGCGAACCCCCGCCTCCCACAGCGTTCCGAACGCGCCCGACAGGTAGAGCGCCGCGCCCGCAGCCACCGTCACAGCCGCCACCACCAAGCCGACAGGCGTCAGGATCGCCCCGATCACCGTCGCCGCCGCGCCCGCGATCGTGCCGACCGCCGCGATCACCGCGCCGAGGGCGACGATCGCCGCACCGACCACCCCGACCACCGTTCCAACGACGAGAAGCGCCGAGCCCACGGCCACCACGGCCACGACGAGCTCGGAGTTCGCGCGGATGAACTCGATCGCGCGGCCCACAATGTCCTGCATCGTCGCGACCAACGCCTGCGCGTACGGCAGGACCGACTCGCCGATCGCGACCGCGACCCGCTTGAACTGGTCTTGAAGAATCTCGATCTGCGTGCCGAGGGCGTCGGCCGCGTCCGCCGTCTCGCCCGAGATGGTGAACCCGAGTTCGCGCGCACGCTTGCGGAACGCCTCGATGCCAGCGCCGCCAGCCTCGAGGACGGGAAGCATCTTGTAGGCGCTCTTGCCGAAGAGCTCCATCGCGAGTGCCATGCGGTCGGTGGGGTTCTTCACCCGCGAGATCGCCTCGGCGATGCGGAGGAACTGCTCGTCGGCCGAGAGCCCGATCAGGTCCTCCGCCTTCAGCCCGAGACGGTCGAGCGCCTCGATGGCCGACTTCGACCCGCCGTTCGCCTCGCTGATCGCCTTGCGCATCTTCACGACCGACTTCGCGAAGTCGTCCACATTGCTGCCGGCGTCCTTCAGCGCGGTATCAAGCTCGCTCATCAACTCCGCCGAGAGGCCCGTCTGCGCCGCGAGGTCGGACAGGTCGCCCGCGATCGAGGTGAACGCCGCGATACCTGCCGCAGCGAGTCCGACGATCGCGCCGCCAAGCGCGGCCACCGCGGCGCCCGCCATCGCGACCGCAGAGCCGACCTCCTTGAACCGCTCGCCGAAGAGCTTCAGACGCTTCTCGGCGTCGCGGAGACCCTGAGCCGTCTTGTCGCGCAGCATCAGCTCGATGTACGCCGCGCCTGCCTTCACGCCGCTTGCTGATTTAGCCATCGTTCGTCCCTCCACGCACGCTCATCGACCACATCCCCTGAAGCCTCGGAAGCGACTTCTCCAGCGAAGGAGCCATGAACGGACGCTCCGCGACCCTGACCTTGCGCGGGCCGAAGATCGAGCGGTTGATCTCCGTCGCGCGGTCGGCCTGCGCCTGAGTCCTGATCTTCGCGAACACCACGCGGATGCCCGGTCGGACCTCCTTGCCGCGCTGCGAGTTGCGCAGGAACTTCCCGTTCGAGTCCCGCTTCGCCCCAGCGGCCGCGCCGCTCACCACGCGCACCTCGCCGCCGTCGCCGATCTTGCGCCGCACCGAGTTGTCGATCACCGTCTCGCCGCCGAACTCCAGCGTGCTCGGCGCGCCCGTGCCCCAGTCGTACTTCACGGGACCGATGTACGCGGCGTTCCTGTCATCGAGCATCGCGTAGATGCCGCGCTTCAGGTCGCCGCGAACCGAGCGCGGAGGCTGGCCCGGCTTCGACGGGCCCTTCTTCCTGCGGATCGAGTTGCGCGCCGACTTGCGGATGTAGAACGCGTTGAGCTTCAGCTTCTCAAGCTCGATGCGCTCGACCTCGGTCTCCACGATCACCTTGCTGAGGAACTTGGAGGTGTCGGCCTTCATCGTGAACATCAGCGATTCTCCTCCTCCACGAACGAAGGCGGCACGCAGTACCACCCCTCGGGGATCTCGACGCGGTTCTCGCTCAGCACCCACTCGCCGCCGTCAAGGGCGTAGACGCGGGTTCTCGTCTCGGGCCCGATCCGAATCGGGCTCGACTCGGGGACCAAGACTGTTCTGCTGCAACCACTCGCGAATCCGATCGCCAGCGCGGCGCAGCCGATTCCCATCCACAGCAGCATCCACGGCGCGATGGCGCTTGCCCGCATGGCCTTCCAGCCAGCCGAACAGAGCGAGCGCAAGCGCGGTGAAGAACTCGCGCAGCACATTCATCCCTCCTTCTTCGCGTCCTTCGCGAAGATCAGGCCGATTCCGCCGAGCACCGCCGGCACGAGCACCGCGAAGTCAGCCGCGGTCTCGGGCTTGCCGTCGAACAGCGCCGTGAGCGCCGTCCCGACCGCCGTGAGGATCATTCCGATTCCGAAGAGCGTGGTGTTCCTGTTCGCCATTTCTCCACCTTCCTGCGGCAAGAAGCCGCTGTTCATCGTTCCTTCTCAAGCGCCTCTACGCGGCGCTCCAACTGGGTCACCCGCTCGTGCTGGACGAGCAGGATGCCCTTGATCTCGGCTATCTCAAGACGGATGCCGCTCGCGATCTGGCCGAGCTTCCACCCGACCCCGAGGATCGCCGACACGACCGTGATGATTCCGACCACTAGGTTCAGGTCGATGCTCTGCCCGTTCATGGATTCGCCTCCAGCTGCGCGATGCGGGACTGCGTCGCCGCGATCTCCGCGTCGAGCAGCAGCACGCGCTCGGCGTCGCCGACGCGGTGCGCCGCCGTCCGCTGCGAGGAGAGGTTCGCGAGCCTGTTCCGCTCGCACTCGATGCGTTCAGCGTTCGTCATCAGATCACCATCTGTCGGAGCACGACGGTTGAGGTGTTCAGCGCCATGTACAGGTAGTCGATGCGCGTGGCGCCGTCGATGTACGAGACATCGAAGGCCGTGTCGCCCGCGATCGCGCTGCCCTGGGGGTAGAGCATCGTGTTCCATCCGTCCACCTCGGAGGTCGTGACATTCAGGCGGAACCAGCGGCCCGTAGCCTCCTTCGTGAAGTAAATGTGGTCGCCCGCGTAGCACCACTTCGTGCCGGCCGCGACCGTCTCGGCGTTCGGCGCGTACCCGATGCCGTTTACCCATGTGTTCGCCGCGATGTCGTAGTAGTCGAGCGCAGAGCCAGCCGCTCCGCGGAACGAGTAGATGCGCTGCCCGTTGCGGATCGCGTTCTCGCTCGTCCAGTCCGTCGTGCTTGCGTTCCACACCCAGTGCCCGCTCATGCCTGCGCCCGGCGCGCCCGCGCGGGCGAGGGTCGGAGACAGCACCGTCCATGTGTTCGCGGAGATGCTGAAGCGGTACATCGTGACCGCGTTGTTCCCCATGTAGTAAAGGAAATCGTCGTTGCCCTCGATCGAGTAGACCGAGGTCGCGTCGGGCTGGGTGGTCCACGCCGCCGAGACGGTGATCTGCGTCAGGGTGTTGCTCGCGATCGTGCGGATCTGCCCAGCGCCCGTGCCGCTCACGATGCGGACCTGATAGTTCGCCCACTGGTTCGTGGCCCACGCCTTGGCCGT